TCCATATAGAGTTTGGCTTGCTAGTCTTATATGCGTCTGCCGGGACAGCCTAACATGCCGGATTTAATATTCCCGGTTGATATAGCCTTTATACTATGATACTGTTTGCATGTCAACTAATTAATGGAGTATTCATGCCATATAAAGACCCGGAAGTACGCAAAGCAAAAGCAAAGCTATATTCTAAGAAACATTATGAAGACAATAGGCCTGCACAGATTGAGAGAGTGCGGCTAGGCAAGATAAAGAAACGAGCCCAATGGGAAGCCTATAAAGCTACTCTAGCCTGCGCCAACTGCGGCGAAAACCATCCATCAGCATTAGATTTTCATCACGTCGTACGTGACCCTGCCAATAGAAAGATAAGTGAATTAGTACAGAACGGAGCCTATAAAATAGCCCGTGAAGAGATAGAAGCCAAATGCATAGTACTATGCGCCAACTGCCACCGCAAACACCACCACGAAGAACGGCAATTACAAGCAGGGCAGATTACAGAGAAGTAGGCGTAGATTTGGTAGTTGTTACATGTAACGCAGAAAGCCGAAAAACTCGTTACTTACTACATCCTCTAGTGTCGGCTTAACCGCCTAAAAACTTACTTGTTCATTACGTACATGGTTACTTCAAAACCAAAACGCATTTCAGTAGCTGCTGGTGTTGTCCACATGATTAAATTCTCCTATTTTCTATACACGTCATTGTGCATATGTATACATTTTGCTCTTTTTTATACACGTTACCATAGAGAAAATCATTAAAAAAGGGGGCCGAAGCCCCCTTAGTGTTACCTAGTACTTATTAAGCACCAGCTGAACCGTACATACCTAATGGGTCAGACCAACCGAATGAATAACGTTCACGTGATTTATAACGTACGTTACCTGTATCGAAGTCACCATCCATTGAGTTTTGCAATGGGGTACGAACGAAGTGTTTCATACCATTTGGCACGTCAGTAGTTAAGAACCATGCATTTGTGTCAGTCAAGAAGTGGTTGATTGTGTAACCTTCAGCTACAGAACCGTTGTTCTTGATGGCGTTAATGTCATTGTCGTTAGTACCAACACGAAGTTCAGTTTCCAACAAGCGAGTTGCAACGAATTGCAATGATGGAGGAACAACTAATTTCTTCGGTTTAGCTGCAATCAATAGACCACGCTCATCAGTCCAAGCTGCGATTTGAATAACTGCATTTTCCAATGAAGTCTCGTTCAAGTCTGCTGGGGTTGATGGGATGTTGCTATTGGTGCCGCCTGAAACAAGTGGGTGGGCGCTTGAGAATAAAGCTTGACCGTCACCACCTGCGTAGCTTGAAGAGAAACCGTTGTTCAATACAGCTGCAGCTTTAACTTGTTTAGTGTAAGCCATAGCACGAGCCAAACCTTTGGTATAACGAGCAGACAATGAGTCGTACAAGTTATCTTCGATAGCTTCTTCAGTTAAGCTGAAGCCCAAAGCGATTGTTTCGTGGTTGTATCGAGCAGTCCAAGCTTCTTGAGCATTGTCGTAAGCGATGGCAGAACCCTCGTTTTTAACAGGTGCAGCTGAGAAGCCGGATAGTTTTGTTTCTTCTTCGAATGAACGCTCTGAAGATTCAGTTTCGTAAATCTCTTCGTGTTCTTGACCATAACGTGCATATTCCAAACCAAATAATGCGTTAAGACCAGGTAATAGCTCTTTAAGGAGCTGTGCGCGTGAAATTGCCATAGTATATTACTCCTTAAATACCAGTTGGGTTTAGATATTGATGACCACCAGCCCATGTTACTGTGTTTGGTGTGCCTTCAGCCAATGTGATGTATGGAGCATTCCATTTCACAATAAACTCAACAAAGTTGCCGCTAGAGTTAGCTGTATCAGGTACTACATCAACGATACGGATTGGTAATGAAGCTGTTGTAGTTGCACCAGCAGCTGAGTAGATACCAACTTTTGAATCACCTGTTACAGTAGAGCCGGTATTTTGAACTAGTTCAGCGTTAGAACCAATCATTGTGCGACCTAAGTAAGCTGGTGTTAAACCGTTGCCGTCTTCTGTGTTGCCTGCTACTAAAACTACTTTAAACAATTGGTCAGGGTCATCAGCAACAAACGCTGTGATTACTGTGCCAGTTGGAGCTGCAGTGTTAGCTGGGAAGTATTGTTGGAAAATTGTTTGACCTTGTGCGTTAACATAAGAACAGCCCAAAAATACACCTACTGGGGTCGCTGTTGCTTCACCAGTTTCTTTTTCAATTGTACCACCGGCTACTAATTTAACTACGTCACCATTAAAAATGCTTGTATTATAAGCACTAGCAATGTTAAATTGACGAGTTGCGCCAGCAAATACTTGACCGCCAATCAAATTGATTGGTTTTAGCCCATACGGGGCTGATACGGTTGGATATGCCATATAAAACTCCTAAAAATTAAAATTAATTACCTTTGCCAAAAGATGAAGACGATTTGCGCTCATTAAATAGAGGCATACGTGGGTCACTTTGGCGCATTAGATTATTATCTACAGCCTCTGTTTGAGATTGAGTCAACTGAGTGTAATGTGCATTACGTTGGTCAACAAATTCAGTAGGGGTCTTGCATAATAATAATCCGCCTATCTCAATGTTGTCTTTAAAACGACTTTGAGGGTCGACTAGCAATTTAAATTTTGGTTGTTCTTCTATGCTTACAGGTTCCCATCCTTCTCTGAGTTTGGCAGAAAGGTTACGAGGGTCCGCGTTGTTAAGCGTTGAAGTACGAATCCATCTGTAGTTATACCCGGCCTGTTTGTCAGGTTCTGGGAGCAATTCCGCTGGCTGCCATTGCTTAGGGCGTTCAGTTGTTGCTCGGGTTTCTAAGTCGCGTGGTACTTTATTAATAGTGTTTGTCATTATCTGTTCTCCAATTTTAAGGCCGCTTGTGCGTATTGTTCGTTAGTAAGTCCCAATTTCTTTGCTAATTGTACTTGACTAGCTTTAAGTTTAATTTTGTTTGACGCTGTGCTTCGAGAAGCAGGCGCTACAACTGTACTCGGTTTTGTAGGAGTACTTTCAACTTTTTCCTTAACAGGTTCAGAATCACTAAAGTAACCACTAAACGTGTTCCGTATTGTTTTGTCCAATTCGGTATAGTATACGTCAGAGCCAGCTTTATATCCTGAGTCTACAAGGTCTTCATGTATAGCCAAAGCTGCGGCAGTCATTACCTTATTAGAACCATACCATTCATTATTATCTAGCCATTTTGATAGCTTAGGGTCAGATTGGCGTACAGGAGCTTGCTGAATTTGCTCTTGATGTTGTGTTTGTACACTATTATTTTCTTCTTGTAAAGAGGGAAGTTTAAAATTCTTTATCTGCATCAATTTGAGGTTAGCGTTCTGCATTGCCTCTTGAGCTTCAATTTGTTTATCTGTATCCCCAGAATCGTATGCATCTTTGTAAGCCCGTTTAGCCATTTCTAGCTGCAAGTTAGCTGAAGTCTGCATTGATTCTACGTATTCTTTCTCGCCGGTAGTAAGAACGTTTTTAATACGCTTGTTCTCTTCTAGTAGGCGTTGAGCAAGGTTTACGGCTTCGCGGTGTTCACGTATTGCGGCTTCTTTTTCACGGCGCTCATCGTGATATACCTTACGCATTTGTTTTAGACGTTGCTTAGTAGCCTCGTCATACTTGTCTAACTCATCCTTATCAAGCTCTTCTACAAGCTCTTTCGGCATTGGTTGACGGTTGCGGTCCTCTTCAGGGGTATCATCTTCAATCTCGATTTCAAAGCTATCTTCTGCTTCAACCTCTAGTTTGTCGACTTTTTTTACCTCATCTGGGAATGTAAACTCTTCTTTGTCAAATTCAGGCATCTTGTCCTCCTTATTTGCGACGGATACCGCGAGGGTCAGCTACAACCGCTTCAACTGTATCATCATTAATTATACGAAACTCACGACCATGGATAACCAAACGGCTACCAGAATGGGGGCGAACTAAAATAAAATCACCTTTTTTGCACCAAGGGCCTGTTGGAAACTTGGCACTATCTTTATAACAATCTGGACCTAACTCAACTACGAATAAAACTGTAGTTAATGCTTCCTCATGTCGTATTGTTTCATCAGCTTTAATAAGACCACTATCGTATTCCTTGTCCATTTCTGGTATTGCGCAAAGAATATGGTAGCCAGACGGTTGCGGAAGCTGTGATGCTTTTTCTTCGTCTGTTGCTTGTGGTTTATATGAGCCTACTACTTGCGGATTATTGGGGTTTGTAGCCAATAAAATCTCACTCATCTATGTTCTCCAATCGTTTTTTGAGGTCTACTATAATTGAACATGCGGCTTCGAGACCTCGTAGCTGACCACATATATACCTGTATTCTTCTATTGTTGGGCAGTTGCCCCGAACAAGCGCTTCTGAGAGCATGTCCATGCGGTCTTTGTACTCGCTTAGAAGAACATCATATACTTTATAATCCATTAGTTATCCTTTTTGGGTGTATTGCGTCGTGCGTTCATCACTGCCTGTAGATTCCTACTAATAACTTCTTGTTTCTTCATATCAGCAGTGTGTTTCTGCGCGGACACTTGTTTAACTGCATCGGCAACAAGCTTAGTGTTTTCTTTCTCTGCATTAAACTTAAGTTGTGACGCTGTTTTAGCCATATCATTCTTTTGCTGTTTGTCGGCTTTAACCGCATCTAACTGTAAACGAGCCTGGTCTAGCTTGAGTTGTTGTGCTTTAAACTGAGCATCGGTCGCATCTTTAGCATCTTTGCGTTTTTGCTCTGCTGCTTTAAGCTGCAACTCTTGTTGTTGCATTTGAATGATTGGGTCTTGTTGCATTTGCTGAGCTTTTTGTTGCTGAGCCTCTGCTTGATTTTGTTGCAATAGGCGTTGTGCAGCCTGAGCCAACATAGGAGCTAACCGTTTCTCAACTTCTGGGTCCATCTCCATCATTTCACCATCTACATCTTTCTCTGGTGGTAACTCCATACCCAACTGTTTCTCTATCTCAACACGGTATGCATAGCCTAAGTGCTCGTTAATATGAGCCATCATAGCCGCTTGAATCTGCGGAGCCATAGGGTTGTTCTGCACTAGAGCTATAATTTTCGGGTCTTGTAACGCCGCTGTATGAACAGCAATGTGAGACTGATGGTCTTGGTATGAGAACGCCTTGACCGGTTTCATCATTAAGATATTTTGGTTCTCGGTCACAGGGTCTGTAGGTTTCTGGTCCTCGTCCATCGGGATTAGCTTCTGCGCATTCTTGATACCCATCACTTCTAGCATCTGACGGTGTAGTAATGGCATGTTGTATATCTGAGGAGTTTGCTGTGCTAACTGCATTACCGCTTGGTACTGTACAATCTTCTGCGCCATTGTTGAGGCGTTAGGGTCAGATACAGGGATTACCTCTACATTATTGTAGTCAGATTTCTTAGCCCTACGATTACCTTCTGAAGGCTCGTAGCTGTAGTCGTCTGGAGTGTATGCTGCAATTATATCTTTAAGGAGACCTAACTCTTGCTTCATAGAATAGTGTATGCGAGCTTGTACGGCTGACATAACCTTCAAGGTACGCTCTAAAATAGCAAGTGTTGTTCCGACTGGAGAGTTAGCTGACATGTCAGAGATTTGCAAGTCCGCTGTGTTAGCGAAGCGACGCCCCTCTTCAACGATTTGACCCAACAAGCCCATAAGAACTTGTGAAGGCTCTTTATATGGTAGAGGCATGATGTTGTCACGCATTGTGCCTGATGGTACATCTACGTCACGGAACTCACCTGGAGCTATCGGTGTATCATCACCCTTGACACGAAGTCCGCGAGTTTTAAAACCCCCCGGTAAATTGCTGAGCGTACCTGCATCAACCAACTGGCGAATAAGTGAAGTACCAGACTTAGCAAAAGCCCCGACCAAATGAATAAGCCCAAAATAATAAAAGCCGAAACCCGGAACATAACCATAATGGACGAAGTGCTGACGTTTTTGGTAGGTTTCATCTTCTGGGTCCCAGTTGCGGCGTACTGCTAATACAGTATTAGTGCCTTTCTCAATAGTAATGACGTACGGTAGCGCAATGCCTGTAGGATTACCGTCTTCATCTTTATGCTCATACCCTGGCAAGTCATAGTCGACGTGCATCTCTAATACTTTGTAGCGTGAGTCAGTGGTGGCGCGGAAGCCCATCTTCTCAGCTATTTTCTTCTCTACCTCATCTAGTACATCTACTGGGTCACCAATATCAACATCACGGTAGAACCCTGCCACTTGTAGGCGACGTAGCTCATTCTCAGTCTTACGCATCACGTGGGTTACACGCTCAGCTGACTCTAAGTTAGAAGCGCCGTATGGCACAACAATATCTTCCGCTGGGACAAACAAGGACACCTGACGGTCTAGATGCGGGTCGAAGTATACTTTCTTGAACGCGTTACCACTAAGGCCCAAGCCCCACAACATGCGCTCATGCTCAGGGCGATATTCTTTCATCACGTCTGTTAGCTGGTAGTTCATGTCGTCTTGCACACGAAGGGCCGCATCTTTTTTCTCTACGGTCTCTTTACCAACTATCTGCGTCTTAACTGGGCCAGCTGCAGGGAACATCGACATCATAGTCTCAGCCTGGAACTTAACTAGCGCTTCTGACAGCAACGGGTGATACACACCACACGCGCCCTCCCATGGTTCACTGCGTTCTTCAATCTTCATACCTAGCAACTCTAGGCCGTCTACGTATGTTTGTATCCAGTCTTTGCGGGACGCTAAGTCATCTTCGTAATCCGCAATAAGCTCTGACGCTATAGAAGTCAGGGTGCCATCATCTATATCGTCGGCCAAGTTCTTATTAAACTCATCCTCATCGACACCCGGCTCAATGTCTATCTCTAAGTCCCCAATCTTGATGCCCACGCTCTCTGGGTCTTCAATCTCTATCTCGATGGGTGGTGCATTCTCGTCTTCTTGTGTCATACCTAGGGGGGCTTGGTATAACGCTTTGTCCATATTAGTTGCCATAATTTATTCCTTTAATAGTATGCAGCTTTTCTTTTATATGTATATAACATGTCGTCATCAGGCTCATCGTTAGGAAGTTTGATGAACCCCCCTTGTCTGAAACGAAATAGTGCTAGTGTTGTAGAGTCTACCTGGTCATCGTTTGCCCCGCTCGGAAAGTCGTTGCACTCTTCAATAACCTCTCTAGCCCATCTACGGTCCGGCGCCCACACAATCCCAGAGCGAAATAAGTCAGACACCGCATTTACTCGGCTTATCTTATCTTGCCCTTTTCCTGGTGTAAACTCACCTAGCGGAAGACCCATCCTACGCATCTCTTGATACAACGCCGAGCCGTTGGACTTCTTCTCCACTATGAACGAGTCTGGCTCCCACTCTTTATACTCTCTAAGTGCTAGCGCTTTTAACTCCGGAAACTCTAAACGCTCTTTTATTGCGTTTAGCAGGATTATATTATAATTAGACACTTCCTCGTTATAAAAAACACCCCATGTTGTCAATGAGTTATAGTCAGCCCGATTGTTAGTCTCCTGAGCCGCGTCCAGCGCCATAATAATAAACTCACACTGTGGCGGGTCTTCCTTCTCCCATATCT